AGCGTGGTGCGCGGCTATCTCGCAGATCTCCGCCACACGGGTTGCAATTTCTTTGGGCGTGTGTCCAAACGCATACCAAGGGGCGTTGCGCTTAAACATCTCCGCAGCGGCATACATAAGACAACTATAATCGATCTTGTCTCTTGAGTTGATCGTGGAGATGTTGCGCGGGGGCTTGGGCTCAGGATAAGCCTCCTTCTTTTGGAAAGGCTCAACTTTGCGCAACTTCTCCATATCAGGACCATACCAAGCACCCTCATCGATGAGGCGGCGCTGGTTGGGCCGGTTCTGACGCTCGTACACGTCGTCCATGCTCGCTGGGCATAACTTCCCGACTTGTTCTGCCGGGACGAGAAACTCGAGGAATTCATTCACAAAATCATAATATTCTAACGGCATCTCTGTGTCGGTCATGATTTTGGTCAACCGTTCGGAGATGCACTCCTCTTCGTTCTCTTTGCAATCGGTGGGGGCGAAACACCCGTCTACCATAGGGTTCATGAAGGCAATGAGCGATGACTTGGTATGCTCGAAAAAGGCTTCAGGCTTAAACACGTAGTCCTTGACGGCGTAGGAGACAGGATAAACAACAGGTGGCTTGAAGCCAGTTTTCTGTCTGTGGTAGGCACACATAAGGGCGGCGGGGCCCCTTAAGTCCTGCGTCGAACCCACATAAGACTGAACTGTGGGCGGGGGGATGTCGTTCTTCACGATCCGAGCAGCGATCATGACGGCAGCATCTTCTTCAATTGGTACCTTCGCGGCTAGGTATGTGCCAGCTTTGCTGGTGCACATGTACATCTGCTTTTGGTCCTGCACACGCATACGGCAAAACTCGCCGTCGACTACATTTAGTCGATCTAGGCGGTAGCCGTCTAGTATGCTGGCCAGCCAGGCAAATGGGCCGTAGAAGTATGAGATGGGTGATAAGAAGATCAGCTGGTGATCGTCATCTACATTACGACGGGCAATGTGATAGATCGTGGTGATGATGGGTATGCCGCAGAGCTTCCATGACGCAACCAAATTGTCTGCGCCGTAGTTCCACAACTTATGACGATAAGTTCCGGCATCTGCAATGTGTTGTTCCACAGTGCCGTCGTCATTAAAGTAATGTGTGGACGCTCCATCAGCCTTAGCCAAGGTTGAGGGAACGAAGCTGTAGAGCAAGGTTGGCCGTGCGGTCCAGGCCAAAAACCAAGGCATATTCATATAATAATCAACATCAGTGAGTAGGACCAAATTCCGTTTGCCAGGTAGCGTGAAGCTGTAGTCCATAGAAACGTCCTTCGACCAGTAGAAAGTTCGGTTGCCTGCGACCCCGTGTCGCTGATCACTTCGTGATTGCTGGACAGAAAAGGGGTCAAGGCCGGTGCGCAATGCAAAATCCGCCATAAAATGGGTCGCGGCGGTGCGCGTTCCGGCCGCGAGTCCGTGGGCATGATTTTTCTTCTCCACGGCTCGCCGCATCTTGAGGGAACCAAAGTCTCGGCGCATTCTTTCCTCTCCAGGTATTCTGATGCGTCCGAGGCAAAGTAGCCATGTATACAGCCTGGGCTTTATGAGGAGTGGCCACAGGACAGTGATCCAAAGCCGCAGCAGCACCGACGCCACCACGACATTGACAATCACAGCTGTAATAGACCATCCGTACCATAAGTACTGTAACATGGGTGAAACTGCCGACAGCGCTATGAGAAGGCCGTCTGCAGCCACAGGGAAAACCAGCGACAATAGTTGCCATATCAGTGGAAATGGGTAGGGAATCATCGCTGGCAGGTGAGTTATAGCTTCCCGAGTCTTTACGGGGAGTAATC